TGGGCGTTGTAGAGCCCGCATTTGCCCGCGGCCCCGCCGTTCCCGCCCGCCTGGGTCCCCGAATTCATTCCCCCGGCGGTACCCGCGACCCCGGCGGTTCCGGCCTTCGAGATCCCGGTACCGGCGCCCGCGGCTCCGGGCGCTCCCCCTGCACCTCCTGCGGAAGCCGTGCCGTTTCCGCCGGGGCTGCCGTTCCCACCGGCTGCGAGAGAGAGGAGGGCCCCAAGGGTCGAGGCCACGCCCTTTCCGACGGTGACCGTGTACAACGTGCCAGGGACAACAGCGATCGGGATTCGGTCGACGAATGCCCCCGACCCGCCAGCGCCCGCGCCTCCGCCCGTGCCCGCGTTGGCGTAGCCTGAGCCCCCGAGCCCCCCGTCTCCGCCGCCGCCGATTCCCGAGACGAGGATCTCGGTGAGTCCAGGAGGGCAGAGCCAGAGCCCAGAAGCGAAGAAGGACCAGCGCCCGCGCCTGTACCCGGATTCGTGGAAGACGTAGAGGTTCCCGCCGGCATCATGGAAGCCCTTGTATGCCGCGTTCCAGGCTACTCCGGCAAGGTTCGCGACGAAGGACGCGGATGCCGTCGCGCCCGCGGGCGTGATCTTCACATAGTCGCTCGGCGTTCCCGAGATCGCGGTATCGGCGTCGGCGACGTAGCGAACTCCGCCGATGTTGAAGACGGCGCCCTGGAGCACGTTCGAGCCCGAGATCCGGAGCGGCGCCTCTTTGTCGAGGACGAGGGAGGCGAGTTGATTGACGACGGCCGTCCAGTCTCCGATCGAGGTCGGTGTCGATCCGGGTGCGTCAATGCGGAGTATGGCCATTATCGAGCCTCCAAGAGATTGAGCGAGAAGGTGAATTCGCGGTCGCCCTTGTCGGGATTGCCAAAGCCGCCGTCGATATCGCAGTAGAGCGGGAGGTACTTCGAATGCGCGAGCTCAAAGACGTCGGCGAAGACCGGCCGCGAGACGGCATCGACGAGGGCCTTGATCGCGAGATAGGTTTCGTAGTCGGTGACCTTGAAGTTGGCCGCGAACCGGCGGAGGGGCGGGACCTTGTTCATGAGGACCTGGCCGTCAGGGGAGCGGGTCTTCGTCGAGTTGTCGAGCGACCCGTCCTTCCAGTTGGCGAGAGGGTCGGGCATCGTGTAGGCGAGACCGATGCCGATCGAGCCGAGATAGGCGAGGGCCCCACCTGGAGAGGTGATCTCGATCTTGGCCTGGCGGACGTAGGGGACGGCCGCGAATGTCGCGCCGGGATCGGCTGCCGTGAGGTCGATCGTCTTCAAGAGCGTCCCGACCGAGGAATAGAGCTTCACCTGGATGGTGGTCGCGTTCGTGAATGCGCAATAGAGGCAGTTGATAATCTGATCGGTCGCCCAGTCCAGGGTGATGGTGTCGACGTTCGACGTGGACTTGTAGATTTTCTTGAGGAATGCGTGAGAGAGATTGGCCACGGGGTAGTTGCCGTTCGGGTGCAGGGCGGAGGGGGTCGAGGTGAGGAGGAGGTTCGAGAAGAGAATTTTCATCGGCGTCGCCCCACTAGGTTGTTGTCTTGATAACGTGTCGTGGACTCGGCGATGACCTTGCCATCAAGAATGGACTGGACAACGATCACCTTACCGCCCTCGATTTCCGCCGCGATGGCTCGCGCGAATTCCGTGAGGAACGCGCGCCCGCTCGGGCCCCCGTTGAGGTCGAGCTCGGGATAGCCGTTCTCGGCCTGCACGGTGGGCACGCCGCCTTGCTTCGGGAGTATGATTCCGCCTGTCGCCATGTTGGCCGCGACGCCCTTGGCGATTCCGCCTGCGACTCCGAGGGCCGCGCCTTCGGCGATCTGGAGGGGGTTGATGATCGGCCACCAGCCCGAAGCTTCGACGAGTGCGGCCTCCGCGAGGATGGCGTCTCCCAGGGAATTGAGCAGGGCCTTGAAAAAGGCCTTCATCGGATCCTCGCCCTTTGCGATGGACTCGCCAAAGGTTTCAAAGGCGGACGTCAGCCCGCTGCTTGCATATCCGGCTACTCGCTCCTGGAGGGCCGCGAGCCTTTCCATCTCGTTTGAGAACTTCGCGACGTCATCCGCGGCCTTTCCCGTGTGCCCACCGAACGAATCCATGAGCTTGGCGTATCGCTGCATCGCCTCATACTGCTCGTCGGTGGCCTCGCGTGATTTGTGTCCGGCCCTTGAATACTGCATGAGTGCTTCGGTCTCGGCGTAGATCTCGTCGGTGACTTCGCGAGAGACATGGCCTGAGCGCTGATACTGAAGGAGCGCGTCGGTTTCAGCCTTCAGTGCTGCGGCTGTTATCTCTGCTCGATCTGCAGCGGCGGCTGCGTCGTCCTCGGCCTTAAAGGCTCCGGCTTGGCTGAACATCGTTTTGTATCGGTCCAGCTCTTTCATAATTGTCTGGATCTGCTGCAGCGCGGAATTGCCCCGAGCTGTTCCGGGAGATTCCTTGGCAATATCTTCGTAAATTGCTTTCGCGGCCTTGAGTGCCTTGTAGTATTCGAGGATGTCATTCGAGGTGACTGCGCGGCTTTCTCCGAGCGCCCGTCCTACGCGGCCGATGACGGCAACAGCCTGCCCCAATTCAGCATTTTGGAGAATGTGATTCATCGCGGTGTTGAGCGCATCCAGAGCTTGGTTGACGGCAGGGATTGCGGTCTTCCCCATGCCAGCGAGAATCATGCGCGCGTTGTCCATCGCCGTGGAGAATTTGCCCTCGGTGGTAAGCGCTACCTTGGCCATCATGTTGTGCATGAGGCCGCCCTCGCTCGTGAGAGCCTCCAGGGCCTTGGTAACTTCGGCGTAGCCGATCTTTCCTTGCTCCACCATCTTGAAGACTTCGTTGCCGGTCTTGCCCGTCTGCTTCTCGAGCTGCGCCATGATCGGGACGCCAGCCTCGATGAAACGGTTGAGCTGCTCCATGCTCGCGACGCCCTTCGACTTCAATTGCGTGAAGGCCTCGGTGAGACGCTCGAGCTTCTCGGGGTTGCCCATTGCGACATCGCCGAGCATCCTGATCTTGTCGACGATCTCGCCGAGCGGGATATTGACGGAAAGAAGCTGCTTCCCCGAAGCCGTGATGTTCGCCATCTCGAGCGGGGTCTGGGCGGCGAGGGTGTTCATTTCCGAAATCAGCTTGTTTGAATTCTCCACGCTTCCGGTGAGGACCTCGAACTCCATGAGGATTCGCTCTCGGGACGCGGCCAGCTTGACGGATGTTGAAATGAGGTCGCCCATGGCGCGAAGCGCTGCCTGCGCCGCCTGAACCGCGACGGCATAGCCGGTCGTATAGCCGGCCACCGACTTGGCAAAACTGCCCATAGAATTGGCGGAAGTCGTGCCAAGGAGAGCTTGCTTCTGCGTTAGTGAACTGAGGGCGGTCTCGGTCTTCTTGATCGCCGCCACGGTCTGAGCGGATGCCGTCCCTTCCTTGACGGCCTTGTCCTGAAGGACCTGCAGCTCTCGCTTGCGGAGCTGTATGAGTCGGTCGATCGCCTGCGTCTCTGAGAGCGCACCTGCTTTCGCCGCACCCTCGACGTTCCGCATCTCTGCCGAAATCGTCTTCAGGGAATTGACGTAGCGCTTTCCGCCGAGCGTCGAGTACTTCTCGGCCTTCTCGACGAACTCGGTACCGAGATTGTCGAAAGCAGTCTTCGCCGCGATTATATCGGCGTTGAGTTGCGAGAGCTTGATCCTGATCGAAGAGGAGATCGATCCGGCATCGACGCCCATCTACGCGCCCCTCGATTGCTTGGCCTCTTCGCGAAGCGCGGCCATGCGCTCGTCGAAGATCGCCCAGGCCTGGGTATCGATATCGCGGAGATTGAAGCTCGAGAACACGCCGTGGATGTACTCATGCGGGGCCTTCTTCCCGCGGTCGGCGAGGACGGCAGCGCCGTAGAGCATGTCCTCGGTCACCTTCTTGATGTCGGTCTTTTCGATCTGCAGGGCATAGGCTACGACGCCGATCATGAAGTCCTCGGGTAGAATCACGTCCCAGGCAAGGATGAGAGAATCGCGGATGCCCTCGAGCTCCTGCCGCGCCGGGCCGACTGGCATCTCTTCTAGCTGCTTGTTGATGTGCTCGACCTGCGCCTTGACCTCGAGGTTGAACTCGGATCGGCCTATGGTCGCGAAAATCTCGTCATAGGTAGGAGAGACGAGCGAGGCCATGCAGATTTTTACATTCTTTTCGGCATAGGAAAGGAGCTCGCTCCAATCCGTTTTGACCTGGGACCGCGACCACTTGTATTCCTCGGTCTCGATGAGACTGAAATTCCCGATCGCCTGGCACTCGATGTCGGTGAGGATCCTTGCCTTGACCATGCACGGCGAGCCCTTCCAGAGGACAGCGACGAGACCGCGATCTGCTTGCTCGATCTGCTCGAGCGCGGTCGGGTGCTGCCTTCTGATTCGGGATCGCCACGCACGGAACATGACCGCTCCTAGATGTTGTCGAGGTTGAGCGCGTTGAAGGCCGCGATCGTGAGCGGAGACCGCTTGACCGCGCCTTCGACGACGCCCGCCGCGGTCTTGAAGTTGGTCGCGGTGTAGGTGTAGGTCTTCTTGCGGAAGTCCGCGCTGAAGTTTTCGCCTCCGACGGCGCCGACCGCGCTCTTGACGAGGGTCTTCTCGTAGCCCGTGAACTCGCCGATCTTCTGCGAGCCCTGGCCGTAGACGGGGTTGTAGACCTCCATCATGAAGTAGACCTTCTGCGAGTTCTCGTCCGGGTCCGTGTAGGCGCCGGCGGAGTCGATGACGCCCCCCTCGAAGAGCCGCATCATCTCGTAGTCCTGGGAGGTGTCCACGACCTGGCCGGAGACGCCTTTCTTGTAGCCTTCGTCGACGACCTCGACGTCTATCCCGTCCGCGGGCGTCACGGTGTGCGTGGTGTCGGCCTTGACCACGGGATCGATGGACACGGTCTCGATGGTGTTCGACTTGATGTACTTGCAGCCGATGCCCTGGCCGATGCCGGCGAGCTCGGCGGCCTGCCCGTAGACTTGGAGGATGGCGCCGGAGCCGGAGACGACCTTGACTCGGCCGTCGGCGTTGACCGAGGCCGTGAAGCCCGCGATCGTCGAAGCAGTGAAGGCGGCGACCCACTCGGCGGCCGTGACCGCGTTCTCGGTGCTTCCCGAGAGGTCGAGGGTATCGTTGACCACGGTCCCGGCGTCCACCTTGAGGGAGATCGGGACGGCCGCTATGACGGAATGCGCGGGCGTGAAGTCGAAGGGTCCGGTGCCTCCGATCACACCGCCCGTCGCCGAGGGCTCGCTCATGTCCGCGTTGCGGGGAATGAAGCGGACGCGCGATATCCCCCGTACCCATTTCGCACTGTTCTTCAAAGCCATGGTGGCCTCCTAGAAGAGTAGTAGCGGGGCGTAGAAACTCCGCTCCATCGATATCGTAGAGTCGTCGCTGATAGCGCCGACGCCAGTCCATTCCTTGACCACGGGCTCCTCGAGTCGGAACCGATTCCCGAAGCGATCGAGGGCCTCGAAGCCCGCGAGCAGCGTCCCGAGCTCGACCTTGGCGTAGGTGTCGAGGGCAAGCACGTTGGCCTGCGTCATGTGCGCAATGACCCGGAACCTCGTGACGTTCCCGCCCGCGTTCTCCTCGCGCACCACGACATAGGGGGCCACGGGGAGAGGCGAGCCGAAGGGCACGACGTTTTTGATCGATCCCGTCTTCAGCTTCTCGACGACCTTGGTGATCATCGCTGCACCCTACGCCGCATCCGCATAGATCGCCTGAAGGTCCCGCCTGAACTCGGGATAGAATTTCTCGATGAGCGGCCGTAAGGCTTCATGTCTGCGGTCGTTCGCGAGCTCGAGATAGACGCCGTACTCGACGAGGTGCGCGATGAAGAACCCGATGTCATCGCCGTCTATGAAGGCGTCTGAGAAGACCGTCTTCGCTGCGGTCTCGGTCTGGTTGTTCCAGTAGCGGCCGGCGCCGCGGCCGTTGTAGCGGTCGATCCAGGATCCGCCGCCTGGCCCCGTCATCTGCTGGGCGCGGAATTCAGCGAGGATCTTGCCGGCGTACATGAGGCAGAGCGCGAGGACGGCAACGCGCTTTCGCGCGTAGATTACTCCCAGGTTGCGGGAGATGTCGGTCACCATGGCCGCGCCCTCCCTTGCATCTCGAGGCGGTAGCGTTCGTCGCCGACGAGCATCGCGGAAAGAAGAGAGATCGCGTCCACGACCTCGAGGGGGCTCAGGTATTCGCGGCCCGCGATCGGGTTCTTGAGATAGGCCTCCGCGCTCGACGCGATCGGCTGTTCGTCGGAGGCGGAGAGGGGGAGGGTCACGTCGGGCTCTGCCATGTCAGCCACCCGCCCCGAGTTGATCGATGAGGTATTCCTCGCGCATGTCCCCGCACTCCGCGAGGACCCTCCGAGCCTTTGTCAGGTTGCCGTTGCCGATACTCGCGGACTGGAGGGCGTCGATCACCGCGTCCTGAGAGATCATGATTTTCCTGATCATCTTGTGCATGGTCTGGTTGGCCTCGACCCCTGATTCCCTTGCTGCTTGGCGCTCCGCGTCCATCTCTTCGAGCTTCTTCGTCACCGCGGAGAGGCCGGTCTCGAGACGCTTCAGGACGGCGCCTTGATCTTCAACCACGATTGGAGGGGCGGTATCCTGCTCGTCGGTCGACGGCTCCGAGGCCTCGAAGCCTGGGCCCTTGATGCGCCCGCCGCGTCCGAGAAACCAGCGCAGGAACATGAGCACGAGGCCGAGGGCGGCGAGGATGACGAGGCCGGCGACGAGGATCTCGTACCAATCGTCGATCTGGATCATGGTGCGGTAGCCTCCGTGGTCGCTGAGGATTCGAGGGTGTAGGCCGAGGGCACGGCGCCAGCGAAGGCGCGCATGCGATAGACGTAGGTCGTCTCGGGCGTGAGGGCGGTATCATGGAAGACGATGGCGCCGGCGGCGGGAGTCGCGATTACCGCGAAGGCGCCGGAGCCCGTCTTGCGTTCGATGGAATAGGTGTTGACAGCTCCGGTGTCTGACCAGGTGAGATCGATCGCGGTATCGGAGATGGCCGCGGCAAGGAAGCCCGCGGGGATGGTGACGGGCACGGGGGTGCCCTTGGAGAGCGGAGCCTCGGTCTTGTAGAGCCCGTGGTGTCGGGCGAAGGGGTTGAGGGCGCCTACGGTCCAGGTGAAACCGAGGGCCTCGAAGGTGTCGCCCTCCTCGAGGGGGGCACGGTGGTCGGTGAGGACGAAGAGCGAGAGGTTCGTATCGAGGCCCGAAGGCCCGACGCGGTTCGATTGGACGCTGCCCGATTCGTGCTGGATGCGGACGCGAGCTTTCGGCTGCACCTCGGGGGTACCACTCCGGGTCTGGCCGCCGAAGCCATCATCGACAAGCGGCATGCGAATCGGCGTGATCACGGTTGGGCTCTCGAGGATGTGGGCCCGGACTCCGGCGCGGAGTTGCTCGAGTTCGGGAGTCATCCGTGCATCCCCCCGCCGATGTGCGGGCTGCGCATGTGGAACATGCGGCCGGTTGAGGTCCCGGTGTCGACCGCGGCTTGCTCGACCATCGAGGCAGCCAAGTCCTTGTAGAAATCCTTCATGGTTGTGAGATTCTGGTAGTCGGTGCTTCCTGCGCCGTCGGCAGTGCGCGCAATGTAGAGGCGCTGCCCGAGCTCGGCCATGATGTCCTTGACCGCGCGGGGAGCCGCGAGAGCGACGCCCCATACGTCGATGAGGACGCCGAGGCGAGAGTCGGAGAGGAGGAGGTCCTTCGCCTCCCAGGCCGAAAGATCGGAATCGTAGACGTAGTAGGCGCCGGTGTCGGCTTGCTGGTAGGCGGTCTGCCGAGCGGGGGAGGTGATGGCGAGCCTGGCGGCCTCATTGGCGACAGTCTCGAGGGCAATGGCCCCGAGCGGGTCCTTGATGCGGAGACGGAGCTCTTTGAGGTCGGTCCAGGTCGCCATCGATTCCCCCTCGAAAGCCGGCCCCCGAGTTGCACGAGGGCCGGCTGGATTACTTCACGGATCTCGATCAGGTCGGGAGAGTGACCTCGACGATCGCGCCGTAGCCGGCCGCGCCGCCAGCGGGAGTGCTGGCGGACGAGCCGAGGAGGGCGTCGAGGTACTCGCCCTGGACGGAATACCAGGCGCGCTCTTCGGTGCTGAGTTCGAGGACGGAGCCGATGCCCGTCTCCATGGTGAGGGGTCGCTTGTTCGCGACGAGGGCGACATCGGGCACGTAGAGGTAGCCCTTGCCCGCGGTGACGCCGGGGAAGGACAGGGTCTTCTTGCCGAGGGCCTTGCCGTCGTTGATGCCCTTGTCGTACTCGACGATCTGGGTGATGTCGAGCGCGGGCCTGTTGTTGGTGCGAGCGGTCGAGCCGTTGCCGTTGAGCTGGCCGCGGATGACGTTCTCGATCGACCAGGTGTTCGCGCTGTTGCCGAGCCACCGGATCTCCGGGACCGCGATCGGGCGATCGGTCTGGATGTCGAGCAGGGTGCGCAGGAGCTTGGTCCCGGCGAGCAGGGTCTGGTAGACCTTCTCGTCGTAGGTCAGGCCCGAGGTCGTGATGGCCGCTTGCTGCTGGCTTGCGACGAAGGTCGCGCCGACGATCGCGCCGATGACCTGCTTGTTGCGCATGTCGGTCCAGGCGTCGACGGCGGCTTTGACGACCTTGTCCATCGAAAACCACTCGTTCCAGAGCCGGTTCGCGAGGGAATCCTTCCAGCCGATGGCCCTGATCTTGAGGGCCATGGTGGCGAACTCGCCCTCCTGCGCCTGGATGAAGTTGACGGGGTCGTTCTCGCCGGAGACCTCCTCCATGGCGCCGACGTAGGGCAGGACGTCCTTGAGGTAGATGAGCTTCGGGAAAGCGAAGTTCGTCTGCTCCGCGGCGATGAGGCTCGTGAGGTCGGGCGCCTCCATGGCCCGGCGGGTCACGTCGAGGAAGAACCGGCCGAAGAAGGCCTCGAGGTCGGCGGTTGCGGGCGCGCTCTCGGCGTTCTTGATGATCCGGTTCAGCTCCTCGGGGCTGTGATTCTGGATGATCCGATGGCGGAGGCTGTCCATGTCCTCCGCGTTGGCCGCGACCGCGAAGCGAAGCGCGAGCTCTCGGCCGCCCTCGAGGTTGGCCTTTCTGGATCCGCGGAAGGCGTAAGCGGTATTGGCGCTCTTCGCCTTTTCCTTGCGCTCCTCGACGATGGCGGCGCTGTTATAGACTTTCATGTCCGTTGCTCCTTTTGCGCCTTGGCGCTTACGCGGCGACGATGATGCCGCTGACGATGACGGAGAGATCGGACCCCGAGGTCTCGAAGGTTCCGTCGGCTACGAGCTCGAGGCCCTTAGCCTGCGTTGCTCCCGCCCCGGTCCTCACGGCGGTGCTGAGGGTGACGCCGGCCGTGTGCTTGCCGAGCTGGGCCTGGCTCGTGAGCTGGGCCTTCGCGAGGCTGACCTGGGTCACGGGCGATCCCGCCTTGTCTCGGACGAGGACGACCGTGCCGGTGCCCACCCAGGCCGAGGTGCCGCCCACCGAGACGTCGATGTCGGTGATGATGGCCTTGTTGGCCGCGCCGACCTCGACGTCCGTGAGGATGTCGACGGGCGTGGTCGCGAGGGCCGAGGTCAGCTTGACGATCTTCGTGAAGGGGATGCCGCTCCGGGCGGTGATGTCCTGCCGCGAGGACGTCTCGGCGGTGAGGGCCGACGCGAGAGAGGAGACGGCGGCGACCACGAGGATGGGGACGCAGGCGACGAAGTCGATGACCGTGCCGCTCTTGGCACCGAGGGAGGTGCCGACGAAGTAGTAGCCGGCCGTGGAGGTCTGGCTGAATTTCTTCGTGGTGGGGTCCCAGTAGACCGGGAGATTCCCGGTCGCGAAGGCGCCCTCGTTGTTGACGTAGTCGGCGGCCTGGAGTTCCTTACCGGCCACGTCGTCGAGGGAACCCACCGCGGCGATGCCGATCGCCTCGAGTGCGACGAGCGCGCGGCCGGCGAATACGGTGAACTCGTCCTTGACGAGCGCGACCCCGGTGGGGTTGGTGAGTCGGAGCGCTTCGGCTTCCGGCTTTCTGACCGATACAGTGCTGCCCATGGCTTACTCCTTGGCTCCGACGCTGATCGTGGGGATGTCGTCCCCGGAGTTGCTCGCGACGGCGGTCTTCTTCCCCCCGTTCACGACCCTGTTGATGCCCGACTCGCCGTCGGCCCGGAGCCCGTTGAGCGCGAGCATGGTCGCGTCCTTCTTGAGGGCCTCGACCGCGTTCTTGAGCGCCTCGCCCGAGAGGCCGGCGCACTTCTGCGCGGCATAGGCGTGGCCGGGATTCTCGACGTCCTGATTGGCCGCGTTCTTGAGCGTCTTCTCGCCCGCGATCTCGTTGACGGCGAGTTCGACGGCCGCGGCCTGGTTGGCCTTGTTCTCGATGAGGACCGCCTCGAGCCGCTCGATCGGCTTCTCGGTGACGCCGAGCTTGGCGTTCAGCGCCTTGACGGTCTCGGCGTTGGCCTCGTCCTCGGAATTGCGCACCAGGGCCCCGAGGCCGATCGCGTTGGCGATCTCGACGAGAGTCGTCTGGGCGTTCGCGACCATGTTCTTCAGGGTCGCAAAGAGCTCTTCCTTGTTCACGGAATTACCTCCGTTTCGTTTGGTTGGGGATCTGTCGATCTCGGAGATGAGCCTTGAGATGACGGGGCGGTCTTGATCGCTGACGCGGGAAGCCATGAGCCGCAGCGCGTGACGATAGACAATGCCGTTCTGTATGTCGTCTCCTTCGATCTTGGAGTCCT